ACTAATGTCATAACAGAAGCTGTTGGTGCATTTGCAACAACTGCAGCTCTTACTGCTAATCTATTTGCAACAGATGGGTCCCAAGTAAATGTTTTTCCATTCTTAATTGTAGCAACTAAAATCTGTCCGTAATTATCGAGCGACCAGGAGCCAGGTGCGAGTGTAACGTTTGTAGTAGATGAATCTTGTCCCCAACCAGGTCCACCAACAAAAGATCCCCAGTTTCCAGTTCCCCATCCATAAGCTGGAGTTTGTGCAACTGGACCGATTGTTACGTAAGGATTAACAGATGAACTTCCTTGTGCTGACATTCCAGTTCCACCTTCATTAACTAACATTGTAATAGTAAAACTATCTGTTGTTGGAACTGTTTTTATTTCAAATACGTTTGTTGTAAAATCAGATGTTGTAAAAGTAGTAACTCCTCCACCTGGTAATGTTACTGATGTAAATATAAAATAATCTCCAACTGATAATCCATGGTTTACTTTATTAACTGTAACTGTAGGTGAACCTGTAGTTGATGTAAAAGTACAACTTGTTAAAGCTGTATCAAGTGGTGTAATATCGTAAAAATTTCCTTCGTAATAAATAACTAATACTTTAGATGATCCTAAAGCTGCATATTTTTTACCATCTAATGCAGTCCAATCGTGTTGTTCTCTAATAGGTCCTGCTATTGTTTTATTAACTAACTGCTGCCATCCACCTATTTTTTGAGGTTCGCCATAACGGAATCTTATATTATCTCCGTCAATCCATTGCCCTTCGGCTCCGGTTGCTGTCTGTTGTTTATTAAAACCAGGTTTAAACTGTATTTTTTGTAATGGCATAAGAAATCTCTATACCACCAAATCTGTTGATTTACACTATTTTAGTGAATGGTGGTAATCCTAATAGAGGTCTTTTATCATATAAATTGGATTGTGCAAACTGTCCATTTACATGGTTATAATGCAAGAAAACTTGCGCACAAACATCACCTTTAAATTCTTCTCTCCAATGTTCTAATTCACAACCAGAATAAACTAACATATCACCAGGCTCTAAATTAACTTCTATACCTGCTGGAGCATTAGGTTTCATTATATTCTTATATTCATCTATTACGTTATTAGATCCTGTTGGATCAATAAATATTGGCCAAGAATCTCCGCCAAGGTTTAATGTTGTAGATATCTCACATGAAGGTCTATCTTTATGTCTTTTTAAGATAGATCCTTTTTCATAAATTCTTGCATAAGAATAGGTAGGTATTAAATTAAGATTTGTTTGCTGTTTCATTATAGGCATAACCTTCATTAATAATGTTTCCATAACAAAGTCTGCATAATGAGAATATACATTTGGAACTTGTTGATCCTTCCACGTCCCTAGCATCCCGTTCTCCGCTACTAGATTATTTTTATACATATAGTTAACGGCATCACGTTTAAGTAGAAAATAGTTAAATATAAAATTAGCAAGATCGTATGGTATTGCTTTTTTAATTACTTGGTATTTGTTTTGTTGGAAACTCATGTGATCATACACTTTTGCATAAAATTAAAAGATACTGATATCCTTATATCATTGCTTTGGTTAGGATCAACACAGTGATTAAGCCAGCTTGGAAACATAATTAATCTTCCTGCAACTGGTTCAAAGTGAACTTCTCTCCATAAATAAGATTCTAATGGTCCATCTTTTCTTCTTGGCATAGACATTAAAGATACAGACTTTGGATCTTCTACTTTTAAATGTCCACAATTTTGTGGAGTCTTAACATAATAAACTCCAGACCATAATGAATTAGGATGCATGTGTGGTCTATTATATCCACCTGGTGGATTAATGTTTGCCCACATATTACCTAAAAATGGTTCTGAATCTAAATTCTGATCTTTGTAAATATGAAATTGTGCTTGAAATAATAAATCAACTAATTCTTTGTATTCTGGTTTTGTGTGCATATCATCAGTTGAATGCCAACCATTCATATTAGTTCTAGTCAAACCTTTATCTTGATTAGACCAATTAATAATATTCTGTTCTAATTTAGAGTTGAATTCTTGTGATCCAACGTCTTTAACATAAATAGGTGTTGCAAAATATAATTCTCGGTTCATTTAAATGGAGTTCCTCCAAACCACATTACAAGTGATTTTCTTGTACCTTTAGTTATTGGTATTACACGATGTCTAATAAAAGATGCAAAGAAAATAGCTTGTCCTTGTTTAGGTCTTGCAATCTTTCCATCTGACATAAGTTCAAGTCCACCACCTTCAAATTCAGATTCATGTGATAATAAACATGTCATAGATATTTTTCTAACCGGTGGTTCATTTGCACAATTAATATCTGAATCTATATGCCAATCATAAAATCCACCTGCTGGATATTCTGTATATTGAGCAGGTTCTGTTATTTGCATTCCTTCAAATCCAAAATGATTACCATTAGTTTGTTTCATAACACGTTCTAATGTTGCATACATTTCTGGCATCTTATTAAATGGAATCCAGCTAATATGAGATGTTCTAGTTTTAGTATCTACAACACCTTTAGCTCCACCACCAACTTGTCCTTCTTCTTTAGGTTCTGCTCTACCTGCATTTATAATTAATTGACATTGTTCTGGTGTAAATAATGGAGTTGTTGTTTCAACTATTAAAGATTTCCAGCGCGGTTCTGTAATTATCATTGTGCTCCTCTATTCTGTATTGGGTTATATAATACATCGCAGTTAGCTGCTAATGTTCTTCTAGTGTCATTTGTTCCATTGAATGGATATACACAATGTCTCATATCATATGGAAATATATAGAAGTCTCTTAATTTCATTGGTGGTTCATAATCAACTTTAGCAAATTGACCATTAGCTGCACCTAATATTTGAAGTTTACCATTTTGAGGAGCCTCTGATGCAGAATACTCTACACCATAAGTATTTGGTAATTTTAAAATCATAACTGAAGATAGACCTGTAAACAAATTGCCTTGGTGAACGTGCACAGGATTATATTCATGAGCTTTCATTTCATTTACCCAAATTGAATTTAAATGAGTTTGATAATTTCTAATATGATTAAATTCTAAATAATGATGAAACATTTGCATAAACCAATCAAGAACATTTCTTGGTAATTCATTATGTCTTTTCATTTTAGATTCATCTTCTCCATCATAAAATAAAGAATGTTCGTCTTTAATCTTACCTACTAATTGTTTATTAGCTGGTTCTAATTGATTAAATTTTTGTTCATACGTTTGATTGATTGCATGAAATATATCTAAAGGAGTTTCGTATCTTAAAATTGATTGTCCTAAAAATGTGAAGTTAAAGTTCATAGTCCCATTTCTTTTCTAATTTTAGTAGCAGATATTTCTTGTATTTCTTTTGGTAATACAATCTCTTCAATCTTGTAACCAACATCTCTACCATAACAAATGTTTGTAATATTAGGTACTTTTATAACGTCAAATTGACCTGCATAGTCTTTAAGCTTTTCTTCAATTCTTTTCTTTATATCTTCAAATTCAAATGGATTATTATTTGTTTGTGGCATTGTTCTAACCATAATAACAACTTGACCAGTCTTCTTTAATATTTCTTTAAATAAAGCTAAATGTCCATCATGGAATGGTTGCCATCTCCCTAACATTTGTGCTGTTGGTTTAGAGTAGTCTATCATGTATCTCCTTTATTATGTTATCGTAATTAAAATCTTTTATCTCAAAGTCTACTTTTTTAGGTTTCTCAAATACTTTATTCGTATCTTCAAATCTTCCTTTATCAATTGTATTCATCCAAATCTTCATATCATAGAAAGATCTATAAGATTCAAATGGACAAACAAAGTCTACAACAACATGATTAACTGCAAGATCACACATAGTCATCATACGGTTAGCTTGTCGTTTACGACCATTCTCTGTAAAATCCCAATCTTCAAATAGCTTTCTAATATCATCAGCATTGAAGTGCGGTATCTTTTTACCTTCTATTAATTTTTTAGCAAATGTAGTTTTGCCAGATCCTGGTAATCCAAATATTAAAATTTTCATATTATTTCTGCTTTCCCTTCTATCATTGTTAATTTACCAATACAACAAATATTCCATTTTTGTATTCCACCTTCAAAAGTGCATTCATCAAATACAGGAACTTTTATATTTAAATGTTTTGCTAAAGTTTCTTTACCATTCTCAAAAATTCTCCAAACTAAATCACCTTCACCATGTTTAGTGTTGTACCTAATATGATACTTGTTCATAATACAATATGTCCATACGCTTTAATAATACTTTCAGGTATCATTGCACGGTAAGGATTCGCTTCCTTTCTAATCTCTTCTCTAATAGTATGCATTCTATTTCCAACCACTTTATCGTCGTAACCTATACCATTAACTTTAAATTGATTCAAGCTTTTTAAATTGTGATTAAATCTAGGTATTTCTAAAAAGTCATATATTTTATTTATTTGGTTTGTCGTATCATTTACTAATTCATCATATTTAAGAAAATGACACATATGTTTATTTTCTGGTCTTAATGCATTTTCTATTGCTATTAAATCTTTAGCAATTGCACCATCTACATTCATTAGCATCCAAAGTTTTTCTTCTATTGTTTTCTTTCCATATTTATTAGGAAATGCAGAAGGTTCTGTTTCAAACCATTTAACATATGATGCAAGAACATCTAATAAATCTCTCCAAATAACAATACACTTTATAGGTTGACCTAAATGTTGTTTCATTAACATAAGGTTTCCCGGTGT